TACGGCTGTCGTGTGATAACCGCCTGTACGATCCTGCCGACGTGTCAGACACAATGCTGACCGTCATCGGCCGTCCTTTCTCTGCTATGAAGTTGATTCGGTGAAAATTGCCCGGTCTTAACAAGGTAGACGGAAGCAGTCACTATTAATGTGAAATGCAGCGCTAGGCGAAATGAACGGAACATAGTTCATTTCGCCTAGCGCTTTTTTTGTCCGTCGCGCGCAAGTGATTCGTGGAGTAAATGTCCGCTCATCCGCCAGGGTATCGTACGTGTTCGTGTGCTGGACGTTCGTCCAGTGGCCTACGTTATCCCAGGAGTAAGCGTGAAAATCGTTGCTTATATTCGCGTGTCGACGCAACGCCAAGGCATGAGCGGTCTAGGGCTCGAAGCGCAACGCGCCGCGATCAGCGATCACATGTCCGCTACCGGCGCGAAGCTGGCCGGTGAATATGTCGAGGTCGAGACGGGGAAGGGAAGCAATGCGCTTGCGAAGCGCCCGCAACTCTCCGCAGCACTGGCGCAATGCAAGGCAGAGAAAGCGACGCTCGTAGTAGCGAAGCTTGATCGACTCGCCCGCAACGTCCTGTTTATCGCAACACTCATGGAATCAGGTGTGAAGTTCCGCGCGCTCGATCTACCGGAGGCGAACGAGTTCACAATTCATCTTATGGCGGCGTTCGGGCAGTTCGAAGCCAAGCGTATATCCGAACGGACGCGCGACGCGCTGAAGGCTGCGAAGGCGCGAGGCGTCAGGCTTGGTACGACCGGCGCGGCAAACATCGCGGCAACGAATGCGCAATTGGTCGCGCACGCTGATGATTTCGCGCGCTCGATGGCGCAGCAAGTCAATGCTATGCGGGCGGCAGGAATGACGCAGCGACACATAGCGGAGCGCCTTAACGAGCTAGGCGTAAAGACGAGTCGCGGAAACGCATGGTCGCTGGCTGGTATCAACGCCTTGTTAAGTCGGATCGACTCATTGTGAGGCGGCAAGGTCCATATACAAAGAAAAAGGCCCGACGCCTTTCGGTGCCGAGCCCCTTTATTCTCTGCTATCCGCTTCGTTTAAAAATCAAGTTGCGCGGGCGTGATGCCGAGTGCGGCCGCGATCTTGTCGCGTGTGTTCTTGCGGTTGCGTGTGCTTGCTTCCTGTTGAGCATACGCGGGCTGGCTGATGCCTAGGCGTTCGGCTACTTCGGCCTGCGTGAGGCCTAGGTGTTCGCGCCATGCGCGCGCTGGCGGCACATCGTCAGCAAGCGCACGGCGCACGACTTCATGCGGAATAAGGTCGTTCGCGCGCGCATATTGCGCAACATAGTCAGCGTAGGGGATGACCACAAAGGCCGGCTTGTTGTCCGGCCCCATGATCGTCTGAATGTTAGTAGGTGCGTTCATCGCGTTTCCTCACTTCCTGAATTTCGACAATCCGAATCGAACCGTCCCAATCGAACAAAACCCGGTAATTCCCGACTCTGAGGCGATACCCGTATTCATGGTTTTTCAGAGCCTTGACGTTCGGGCAATTCGGCATCGCGGCCAGTTCGCCTACAGCATCGATGACGGCGACTCTAATCGGCCTGTCGAGCTTTGCGGCCTGCTTCGTCGCTTTCGGGGTCCAGTTGATTGTGTTCATGGGCTTAGTATAAGCCCAATATAAGGTTTGTGCAACGGATGGCGCGGAAAATATAAGCTATGAGGAAACGGGCGAACGAACGTTACAGTCCCTCCGCCATGTTAAGGCACGCTTCGCGTGCAATGCGCTTGCCGGTGGAAACATCGCGGATGCCTTGGGCGTACACCGTCGACACCACGCGGCCAACGATAGCGCGCATGCCGCGTGCGGTGTTGCTGTCGAGGTCGCTTTCCCGGATCGCCAGAAGGGCCGCTGCGCGCGCTTCGTCGCGGGACATGTGGCGGCGGTTGGCGTCCGCAATCACAGCGCCTACGCGAGCCTGTGACTGGCAAGCGTGGTAATTGTCCACGCTTTCCGATGCGTCCGCCTGCGTGTGCGACAAGACAGCGAGCGTTAGCAGAGACACGGCCAGCACTACGCGAACGGCGCGAATATTTTTCTTCATTTTCAAGAGTCTCCGTTTTACTGCTTACGGCCGGTAGTGCGGCCCGTACGCGCGGAAGCGCGATCCGCCTTCGCCTTGATCTTTGCGCAGGCTTCAGAATTCACTTCGATAAGGTCACGGACGAATTCAGAAAGTGACCTGTAGCCGCGCGCGGGAAGTTCTTTCTTTAGCGCATCGATATATTGCTGGGGCATGCCTACAGAAACGGGCTTGTTAATCAGTTTATTCGGCATTGCTACTGCTCTCCCTGTAGCGTTGAAATTACCCGGCAAGCCGGGCATGGTTGTTAAGATTAATGCTAGCACATAGCACAGCAAATCTTAACACGACTTGTTAATGGTGTATCAATACGTTACAGTGTGTATAGTAGTGCAACACAACAAAGGGCCGATTAGGGGAGTCGAATGAGCAGCGGAATTAGCGAAGTGGGCGAAAAAGCGAGAAGCACATACACGAACGGCAAACTGGCGGTTCAGTCGACGCGGGATTTTGTGCTGTCGATCCTGAAGGAAAAAGACCGTGACGCGGCATCTATTGCGGCACTGGTTGAAATGAAGGTGGACACGGTGCGCAGTGCATTAGAGCGTGCGTGCGTGGCCCGGCTGGCACATATCACGGCATGGGTGTCTAGCTCGAACCGCGAAAAGACGTACAAGGCTGTATATCGCTACGGAGAAGGGATTGATGCGCCGTTTCCGGGCGCGCAGGAATCGAAGAAAACACTCGAAGTAGCGGAGCATCTGGAGTTACACGTTGAGGCAACGATTCCCGAACTGGCGGCGTCGCTTGGCATGAAGCGTCAAAGCCTCGGCTATCACGTTGGACGCCTGCACCGCGCACGCAAGATTCATATTTGCGGATGGGATCGACACATAGGCCAGCAGGGCGATTGCGCCGCCGTGTACAGATTTGGCGAAGGCGTCGACGTTCCTGCGCCCATCGTGACACGTCACACGAAACGAGCCTACAGCCGCCGTTACTACGAGAATAATCGTGCGGTCATCAAGGCACGTCGCACCGTCGCGGCTGGCTCCGCTTCTTCACCGTTCGGCAACATGGTTGCGGTACTCACAGGGGCTTAACAAGGTTACAGATTATCTTTTAACGCTCCACCAAAGACGAAGCCCCCGACTAGACATCGGGGGCTTTTTTCATTTGGGCCGCTGGAAGTTCTCGCGATGTTTCTGTGTCGTCGGGTCGTCAGCCTGTTCCATCATAAGTTGCGTTGTATATCCGCTTTCACTGAGTTCGTGGTGTGCACTGCGAATAAGCCACGCCTGTTTGTTAATCTCAGGCTTGAACCCTTCAACGAACACGGGGCGCTCCGGGATCGCATCCGGCACGCCAGCCGCCAGCGTGTAATCGAACGTCGCCTGTGACCGCTGCGTGCGGTTGAATTCGGCTGTCGCCGCAGCGCGCGCCGCTGCTTCGTTCGGGTATATCTCGGGCAGCACCTTCATACCCGTACTGTTTTCTCCACCGACGATGACGCTCATGTGCTTCTTTCGGCCGCTTCCCTTGTACTGCGCACGCACGCCGTTGTAGTTCTCCCGCTCGCTGACGTGGTAGCTGTGGCTGTCGCCGTCCACGCGCTGAATGAACAGGAACGGAATTTCCTTGCCGCTCGCTGTGCCCTTGCCTATCGCCGTGAAAATCAGGTTCCCGTCCTTAACGGTCATCGTTGCATCGTGTCGCTTCGACAGACGCCGTAAAAAGCTCATGTCGCCTTCGTTCGTCTGGTCGATATGCGGAATGGTCACCGCCGCCAGCGAAGCCGACACGGCCGGTTTCAGGCCGTGTGCGTTGGCAATCGTGGTGATGATCGCGCCCAATGTCGTTGCGTGCCAACTCTTTTCCTTGCGTTCGACCATTGCCTTCGTCATCGACGCAGAGCGCGCCTGAATGGTCAGCACGTCAGGTGCGCCGCGATGCTCAACTTCTGTGACCGTGAATGTCCCCTTGTCCACCAGGCCAATATCGGACCATCCGAACGATACGCGCAGCACCTGCCCACGAGACGGCAGCGCGAGCTTTCCCTTCGAGTCATCAAGCGTCAGGCGAACCGTGTCTGCGTCATCCTCACGAGACTCCGACAGCGACAGCGAAGAAAGGTAAGGACTCAGCGCGCCCGCCAGTTCCTTCCCGTCGAGCGTGATCGAATAAACAGGGGTTTTCATAGCCCGACCTCGTTTTTCGCGATGTTCTTCGCTTCAAGCAGAATATCCTTCGCTGACGTGTTTTTAAGCGCCATCACCGTGTTTTGCACCTTGCCCGCCACGTTGACTATCGGCGCGATTATTTCGCCTGCCTCCGCCGCCGCAGCCTTCGCAGTGGCAACCGCGGCTTTCACTTCGCCTAGTGCCTTCGTCGCGCCGTCAACAATTTGAGCGGGCACGATGGACTTGAGACTGAAAGCCTGTTTCTTCTTCGCTTCGTCCATCGCCGCCACAGCAAGGCTGTCTGCATCAACCTGCGTGAGGTTAATCGTGAATTCGATGCGCCGCCCGGTGCCGTCCGCGCCGATAAGCGAATGACCTTCGTCAAGCCCCTCCATCACGAAAGCGCCGTACACGCGCCCTGTGCCGTCGACAAGCACAAACGATGCGCCGGTATCGCCCATCGCCCGCAAATCGGACAGCGAGGCCGTACGCCCGCCCAATTGGTCAGGCATGAACCAGCCTGTCAGCGTCACGGTGTCATCGCCGGGACCGGTGAACTGTCGGCCGTTGCGCGCGCCCACCCGCGACGTACTGGCGTGCTTCCACGCGGTGCGCCGCTGTAGCTCCTGATACGCGAGCGTGTTCAGGCTGAACACGAACTGCCCGAATGCCATCAACATATAAGCCTCAATCAGATAAACGGTTTGACGCCTTCAGGCGTGCGTTACGCGCATGCTCCGCGAGTTGCCGCTTCACTTCATCACCTACCGCTTTCGGGTCCTGTGCGTCGTGAATCTCCACGTGGTAGGTATCCTGACTCGTGTAGGTCATGGGTGCCGCTTGACGGGCCTGCACGGGCGGTGTGTCATCGACGTTGATCGGCACGCCTTCGACCGTCATCATTGCGCCGCTCGTGTCGACGCCGAGATGCTTTCCGAACCATTCGCCGGCCGATTTCATGGCGCCCGCGATAGCGTCCCTTACCGCTTTGATCTTTTCGAGAATCTTGTCCCAATTCTCATAGATCAGCACCGCGCCCGCCACCAGCAGCGCGAGCGCCGCACCCCACGGATTGAGCATGAATATTTTCGACAGCATGCTCACTACCGAGATAAGCCCGCTGAAGCCTGACATAGCGCCAGCGATAGGCAGCGCGAGCAGCTTCAATCCGATGCCGACAGCGCCAACAGTGAGAAGCAAGCCGCCAACAACCGCCGTCAGCTTCAGGATGGTATTAGCCGCGTTCGGATTTTCGTCTGCCCACTTGCGCAGGCCTTCGCTAACCTTCCCTAGTGTGTCGACAAGCGACTTCAGTTCTGGCGCTACAGATTCGCCAAGCGCCGCCAGCGCATTAGTGAATGTTCCGGTCGTTGCGTCCCACATGGACGCAAGCGTCTTTAACTGGTTCTCAACGCGCTCATTAAGCGACGCCTGTTCGTCGGTCTTTCTCTTTACTTCGTCGTAACCGGCCTTGCCCTTGTCGATCAGCAGATTAACAACCTGCATCGTCTCCGCGTCATCGCCAAACAGTTGCTTCAGGACCGCGCCGCGCTTCTGGTCGTTCGTGATCGCCTTCAGCTTCTGAAGTTGCACGAACATTTTGTCGAGCCCCGCGAAGTGTCCCTTTCCGTCCGTAAAGTCGAGCGCCTGCCCCTTTGGCATAAGCTTGTTCGCGCCCTTGATGTGCTTCAGGTCGATAGACTGCTGGACGATCTTGCGCAACGCATTACCCGCCGATCCGCCGTCATTCATGCCTGACTGATTCGCCATCGTCAGGATAGGCGCGATAGCCTTAGCTTATTCGATACCCTGCATATGCATCGTGCA